GCTTCAGGCCCACATCGCGGGCGAAGCTGCGGGTCAACGCGGCCGTGTATGCTGAACCATTGTCCGAGAGCCATTGGATGGGCCTGTCTGGCAGTGCATTGCCGAAGCGCCGCTCCACGGCAGCCAGCATCACGTCGCGCACATCGTCACCCGTGTAGCCTTCTGTGGAGGCCACCCAGCTCATCGCCTCGCGGTCGCAGCAGTCCAGCGCAAACGTCGTGCGCACGGCCTCGCCGTTGTCGCAGCGGAACTCGAAGCCGTCCGAACACCAGCGCTGGTTGCTCGCACCCACCGAGACCCGCCCATCATGGCGGCGCTGCGGTCGCACTGCAGGAGCTCGGCGTTGCAGCAGTAGGCCGTGTGTGCGCATGACCCGGTAGACCCGCTTGACGTTGACCGCAGGCAACCCTTGGCAGGCCCGCTCACGCCGCAGCAGCGCCCAGGCCCGGCGGTAGCCGTAACTGGGCAGGTTCTCGATGGCCGAGCGCAGTTGCTCCACCAGATCCTGATCATCGCTGTGGCGGCGCTGGCGGCCATCTGTCCAATCACTGCTGCGCAGCTGTCGCTTGACAGCCGCCGAGCGCGCTACGCCGAGAACATCACAGACCCGTTTCATTGGGTGTCCCCCGGCAGCAAGGGCGAGCGCGCAATCCAGTTTTTTGAGCGGCCATATTCCGCGGCTTCCTTGAGGATCTCGGCCTCCATGGTCTTCTTGCCCAGCAGGCGCTGGAGTTCCCGAATCTGGCGCATGGCATCGGCCAACTGCGCCGCAGGCACCGTGCTCTCGCCCACGGCCACCGGCGTCAGCTCTCCCTGCTGGTGCTGCTTGCGCCACAGGAACAACTGGTTCGCGTTGACGCCGTGCTGACGGGCCACCAGCGACACGCTGTAGCCGGGTTCGTAGCTCTGCTGGACCATGGCCAGCTTTTCCTGCGGCGACCAGCGGCGGCGCTTCTGCGGCCCCAGCACCTCTACGTTCGTTAGATTTTTAGGACTAGGCATAAATACAGTCACAAGACTACCTCTTAGGTTAAGAGGGTTTGCCTGTCCTCAGATCAATGGGGCCGCTCCACCTTCATGCTGATGAGGCAGGCGCAGAAAGCATCTAGCGGACTTTGGCAAGGTGCATGCAGCCATGCCACACGAAGAGTGGCCGCGCACAACCTCGAAGAAGCAATTCCCGTTTTCAATTGGGTTACGGATGATTGCGCACGTTCTTGACGAATAAATCACCAGAACGCACACACCGAATCATTCACGGGAGGTTCAGCGATAAGTGCCTGAACGAGCATACCCGGGCATCGTCTAAGGCCCACTCCCCTAACACCAAAGTCAAGCGCTACTTAAAAACGAAGGACGTCACCGTACATCACGAACATCCCAACATGTTGCTCGACGTGATTAACACTTGATGCTTAAATTGTATTTTCAGCATACTCTAAAAATCGCGTGATTGTCAGACGACAGAGCTTCGGACATCACTTCTGCACGCTTACTAGAAAATATCAAGTAGGGAGTTTCATGACAGTTCTCGGCACCATCACCCCAGCCAGCCCTACCATCACCATCACCCCGGGTAGCCAGCCTCTCATCACATTCACCGTGAGCGTGCCGACTGCGTTTGTGTACGTGGGCAGCAGTGTCGTGTTCTCACCATCCTTGCCACCCGGATGGACGGCGATGATGGACTTGACTTCTACGGCGGGCATGTCCGGCATTATTGCCGCGGGCGACTATACCGTCCAATACACCATCACCAGCACCGGCACCGATACCTCGGGAAGCTTCCAGTTAGGCTTGGGATATACGATCGTCGGACTGGCCGCCACCTATAACGACAGTTTTACCGTCACATCGACGGAGACCGCCACGCTCGGCGTGAGCGCGCCGCCAGTGCCGGTGCTCGATGCTGCCAGCGACACTGGCGTGCTGGGCGACAACATCACCAAGATCACGACGCCAACCATTACGGGCACGGCCGAGCCGAATGCAGTCGTCAAGCTGTACGATACCGACGGCGTGACCGAACTGGGCACTACCACCGCGAACAGCTCCGGCATCTGGAGCATCACCAGCAGCGCCCTGTCCGAGGGTATGCACACCTTGAAGGCGACCCAGACCGATGTCAACGACAACACCTCTGTCTTAAGCACTGGCCTATCACTGACGATTGATACTCTGGCTGCCGCACCAACCACAATGGCCGTATCCGCGGGCAGTGATAGCGGCACAAAAGGTGACGGCATCAGCGCTTCCAGCACCCCAGTCATCACTGGCAAAGCTGAAGCTGGCGCAACAGTGAGTTTGTACGACACAGATGGCACAACCGTGCTGGGCTCGACCACTGCTGATGGTAGTGGCAATTACTCCATCACGGCCAGTTCGCTAAGCGAAGGAGCGCACACGTTCACGGCAAAGCAAACCGATTTAGCCGGCAATGTCTCGGTGGCTTCCACGGGCTTCACTTATGTTCTTGACACGATTGGCCCTTCGGGGATGGCGCTGAGCGCCAATTCAGTTCAGCAAAGTGCGGCCACCGACGGCAGCACAATTGCCACCATTTCAGCCACGGACAGCACCACGGTAACTTATGTTTTTGAAGCGGGTGACGGCACAAACGATTTACACAACGCATCGTTCAGCATATTGGGCAACACCCTGCGAGCCCAATCGGACCTTGCCGCAGGCACCTACCACATCTATCTGAGCGCAACGGATGCTGCGGGTAATAGCTCGTATCAAACATTCACAATCACCGTGACTAACGCACCCACGGTGTCTTCCATCGCTCAAGCGTCTGGACAATCCACCACCAACGCCACCAGCGTGGATTACACCGTCACCTTCAGTGAGGCCGTCACCGGTGTCGACCTCAGTGACTTTACGCTGACATCTACTGGCACAGCGTCGGGATTGATCAGCGCCTTGTCCGGATCGGGCACCACCTATACCGTCACGGTTAGCTCCCTTACAGGGGATGGCACTCTGCGCCTTGACCTCAACGGATCTGGCACCGGCATCCAGAATGCCACCAGCGTTGCCATCTCAGGCGGCTATACCAGCGGAGCCACTTACACCCTGGATCACACGCCGCCCACGACCACGGTCACCAGTGTGGCTTTCTCGGCTGATACCGGAGCCAGCAGCACCGACTTCATCACCCAAACTGCAGCGCAAACCATCAGCGGCACCCTCAGCGCCAATTTGATGGCCGACGAGACAGTGCAGATCTCGCTAGACCATGGCGTCACATGGAGCCCCGCTGCAGCAACAGTGGGATCCAACACTTTCTCGTTGGCCGTGCAAACACTGAATGGCAGCAACACATTGCAAGTGCGTGTAGTTGATAGTGCGGGCAATAACGGATCGGTGTATTCCCAAGCCTATGTGCTGGATACCACCTCCCCTGGCCTCGACCCCGCAGCCAGCACGCCCGCCGACAATACGACCAGCGTAGCGGTGACAAACAACATCGTGATCGCGTTCAGCGAGGCCCTGGAAACCACTGGCAGTGACCTTGCCAAGGTCTACCTGCGCGATGTCGCTAGCGACACCTTGGTGCCCGCCTCCATCAGCATCAACAGCAACGGCGCCTTGGTCATCAACCCTACGGGCAATCTGGCCTATGGCACTGCCTACTATGTGACCTGGGATGCCGATGCGCTGCGCGATACCGCTGGTAACTCGGCCTTGGCCGTGAGCGACAAGACCAGCTACAACTTCACAACGCAGGCTGCACCATCTACGCCCACCACGCCTACCGTGCCTGTCCCAGTGCCTGTGCCTACCACGCCTACCGTGCCTGTCCCAGTGCCTGTGCCTACCACGCCTACCGTGCCTGTCCCAGTGCCTGTGCCTGTCGACGGCGCCCTGGTCACCACGCAGACTGGCGCCGACGGCACCATCACCACCACAATTGCCCCGGTGACTTCCGGCCGCGTCGATGACCCCAACACGCCCAACGCCACCCTGGCTGACGTGCCACTGGCCCAATCCGGCGGCACTACCGTGTTGCTGGCCAGCCTGCCCGTGGGCTTCGGTCTGTCGGCTTCTACGTCGGGCATCTCCACAGCCGGCAACGCGCTGACCGATCTGGTCCGCCAGATACAGCAGCACACGGCGGCTGGCTCTCAAGACCAGAGCCAGATGACCAGCGGCGGCACTGACTTTCTGGTCGGGCTGCCATCCACCACCCCGCTGCTGGTGCAGACCATCGCGCCCACCTCCCAGGGCAATGGCACGGCTGGCGGGGCACTGGGTATTTCTGGCCTGCCTGCAACCCCCGGGGGGACACTCACCGCCCTGGTGATCGATGCCTCCGCTTTACCCTCGGGCACCTCTGTGCGACTCGACAATGTGGAGTTTGCCGCCATCATTGGCTCTGTCAGCGTCAGTGGCGGCGCAGGCTCGCAGCATGTCTGGGGCGACAGCGCCAACCAGACGATCTTCTTGGGTGCCGACGACGATGTGCTGCACGGCGGTGGCGGCAACGACACCGTGGGCAGCCTGGGCGGCAATGACCAGGTGTTTGGCGACGACGGCGACGACATCGTGTTTGGCGGCACCGGCCACGACACCCTCTCGGGCGGCACGGGCAACGACCACCTCGATGGCGGCTTGGGCTGGGACACTGCGCTGCAAATCGGCAGTTTGGCTGACTACACGCTGAGCATGGCCGGCGACGATCTGATACTGACCCACAACAGCACGGGCGAGGTCGATCACCTCAAGTCTGTCGAAATGATCACCTTCGACACGGGCGCCAGCCTGTACATCGCCGACAGCGAGGCCGAAGCCGCCCTCGCCCACATCGCCACCCACTGGCTGGGCCGGGATCTGACGGCCGAGGAAGGCGCCCAGTTCCAGGCCTACAGCCACCTCACGGCGCTGGAAGTGGCCCAAGCCGTGCTGCGTGGCCCCTACGGTGAGCAGTTCCAAGGCCACACGGCCGAGGAGCTGATTGCCGGCTGGCAGGACAACGCCCAGATTGTGCGCATGGACGTGACCGCTGAACGTGTTCAAGGCAGCACCGGGGTGGATGCCATCAACTATGGCGTGAAGCTGGCTGACGCACACCTACAGTGGGTAAGCAACGGTGTGTGGGAAGGCACCAGCCGTATCAATGGCGACATGGTCGAACTCCACAACATCGAGCGCTTGCATTTAAACGACGCCAGCGTGGCTTTGGACGGAGCAAACTTGGCAGCGCTGATTGCCGTCACCCTGGGTGAAGCTTCGCTGCAAGACCGGGCCATCACCAGCGAAGGCCTGGCCCTGATGGACAACGGCTGGAGCCACCAAGCGATCGGAGCAGCCGCACTGAAGCTGGCCATGGGTGCCGGCACACACACAGCCGAGGACACCGTGCAATGGCTGTGGGCCAAGGCCTATGGCAGCGCCGGCACGGCCGAGCAGTTGCAGCCCTATGTGCAGCAGTTACAAGCCGGGGCCACCACGGTGGGGGATCTGGCCTGGGAGGCTGCGCAGTATGCGCTGGCGAACCCGAAGGTGGCCCTGGCGGGGGTGCTGCAGCAGGGGCTGGTGTACGACACTGTCGTTATCTGAGCGCTAAGGCAGTCCGCTGGAGCAGTACCGCTGGTTCGATTAGCGCATCTGCTCTGATGCCGTAAACGACCAAAGCGCCCCGATACCTTGATGGGTATCGGGGCGCTTTTTTATTTATTGGATCTGCTCAAGCAGCTTGCGGTCCGTTGCAATCTGGCCGCGCAACAGCGCTACCTGGGCATCTCGCCTTGCGACCAAGTCGCCAAGCTCTCCAACCACGCCCGCGCCTTGTACAGCAAGGGCTGCGAGTCGCTGGTGTTGATCTGCGAGATCTCGGCAGGCAGCGGCGCCACTGGCAGCCTGGGCGTGCTGGGTGGCGGTGGTGCGCAGGTGGTGCTGCAGGCTTGCAATGCGGGCAGCATCAGCAGTGCGGCCAGCTTCCAGCCGCTGGATTTCTTGGGTGTATGCATGGGTGTTGTCCTGTTGCGCTGCGGCGTGCTGCAGCCGCCTTGCCGCTTTGTTTTCTGTAGCTTGCTGCGCTTGCTGTGCCTGGGTCAGTGCCTGTTTTGACTGCTGGTCGTTGCGCAGGGCGATGGCAGCACCTGCACGCAGGCTTTGCACCCACCATGCGCCGCTGCCGCCCAGGGCAATGCCTGCGGCCAGTGCGATGGCGGCAGTTTTCATGCCAGCCCCCCTTCGCACAGCTGGCGCTCTGCCGCTCGGCGTTGCACCAGGCCGGGCAGTTGCTTGCCGCCGGCATAGGTCCAGCGGCTCAGTTCTGCGCACGCGCCCTGCAGGTCGCCGGCATTGGCTTTGCGCGCCAGGGTGGATCGGCAAAACGCCCCCTCCCCCACGTTGAAGGCAAAGCTCAGGAACGCGGCGCGCTGGCCGTCGGTCAGCGGCTGGCGGATGCAGCCCAGGGCATTGGCGTGCTGGGCCAGGTCCTGGTACAGCATGGCCTCGCACTGCTGGCGGGTGAAGGTATGGCCCATGCGCAGCTCCGGCCCGGTGTGGCCGGTACACGCGGTGATGATGCCGATGGGGTCGCGGTAGGTGCGCAGCACCGTGCCTTCGTACTTAGCCACCAGCGGCACGACCAGCGCGGTGGCGGCCGCGCCAATGGCGGCGATGAGTTTGGCTTTGCTAGACATCGCACCCTCCCTGAATGGCTTGCATGCGCGCCAGGTGCTCGGCCTCCTTGCGCGCGTCATCACGCAAGCGCAGCTCGTGCTCCTTGCGCCGAAAGTAGTAGTTCACCCCCAGGCCCAGCAGCGCGATGATCACGCCCACCCAGCCAAAGAACGCGCTGGAGGTGGCCCAGCCCACACCTGCCGTTGCAGATCCCGCCAGGGTGGTTTTGCTGCCGATGGCTGCGGCGTTGGCGGCTTCGATGGCTGTTTCGACTTTCATGGTGTTCGGGCGTAAAAAAACCGCCCGAAGGCGGCGGTTTGTTGTTGTGTCTGCCTTCTAGGATTGAAGTGTCAACACAGGCCCTTGTTTCGCATAACCCTAGCCGGGGTGACGCCTACACCACAGGGGGCACGTATTTGTAGGGGTGATTAAGGGGCAAGCTGGCTGCAAGCCCATAACGGTGTGCAGCCCAGCCCTCAAGCCGCTGGCGGTCAAGGTCGGTGGGCACCGCATCATTGCCAGCCACGACAGCAGCAATGTCGGCATCCAGAAATCGCGTCACGGTCGCAGCAGAAAACGCACCAAGACCCAAGCCATATGCACCCCTGGTATCGCTTGTTTTTCCAGCAGCAACAAGGCCGACCGCCTCTGCTGACTTGCTGCCATCCATATAGATGGTGGACGTGGCCGTCTGCCACGCCTGCTGAAAATAGACAAATGCCCATCGCTGGCGCGCAGCAGCGTCCGATGGAAGGGATTTGTACGAGTCACTATCCAGCCTGCGTATGCCAAGTTCTGGGTAATCTATGGCCGAACTGGCGCTGCTGGCCTGCACTACAAACCGGGCTGTGCCAGCTGCTGCGGTAGCAGTAAATATGGCCTTGTTGGTGGCGACTGTTTCAGCACTACGCTTGTTGTAGCAAACCATCAGCCACCCAGCGCCCGTATTGCGAAAAAAGTCATTCGCTGCCTGTGTGGAGCACAGCAGATAGTCGTCAACCCCATCGAAGCGCAGCGTTCTTCGACCATTCAGCCCCCCAGGCACAATGACCGGGCGCGCACCAGCAGCAGACTGCAGAAAGTGCATATTGTTGCCCGAACGATCTGCCCACGATGAACAGCCCCCGGACGCCTCCACCATGGCGGACTCGTCATCCAGCCAGATTCTGGGTGGTGTGCTCATATCACCGGGCGTCCAAAGCCTGCCGCCCGAACGCAGCGCATTCAATTCGTTGATTGCTGCCACCAACGATCCCTTGGATGCCGTGGTGAGCATTGAAAGATCGCCCATCAGCGTGCGCAAATTCCTGAAATCGCCGCCTATGGCACGCGCCAGATCGGTAACTTTGGATGCCAGCGACACGGTGTTACCTTATGCCTTGGCAATGTTGTAGTCCGCCACAAAATCATGATCCGTGTCCCCCACATCCGTCGCAGAAGCGGCGTCGATGTTGGTGCGGGCTGTGGCTTTTTGCTCTAGCGTCAATACCTGCGCCGCGTCATAGCGCACCCGGTTGCCCAGCTCAGTGGCAATCGTGGTGGCAAAGTTGGGGTCATCGCCCAGCGCAGCAGCCAACTCAGCCAGGGTGTCCAGCGCAGCGCCAGCGCCGCCCACCAGCTCGTCCTTGAGCGCATTGCGCGCCGCCGTGATGCTGGAAGTGATCTTGTCCACCGACCACGTAACCGCGCCGCCTGATGTGGCGCCGTCGTCAATACCGGCCCCGCCGGAGTCCGCCACCAGCAGCACCAGCTCATTGATGGCGGCCACTAGGGATGTTTTGGTGGTGGTGGTCAGCGCCGTGAGATCCCCCTGCGCCAAGCGCAAGGCCTTTACGTCTGTGCCCATGGCCTGGGCCAGCGCGACAATCTTTGTCTCGAGCGACATGGCATGCTCTCCTATGATTTAGCCAATATGTAATAGGCCAGTGGGTCAACCACCCCAAGGCCAATGTTTTGCTGCACTTCTTGCTGTGCCTCGGGCTTGCCCGCGTATTCAGAAAGCCGGTTCGCCTCAACCAACGCCCCAGCCACCTCGTTGGCATCGCGCCCAGGGGGGCCCGGCGCCCCTTGCACCCCCACCGCAACCACGGCGGTTTGCACCACCGGCTGCACCACCAGTGCACCGGGCTGCATGCCTTGCGCAAGGGCAGTTGCGCCTTGCTGCACAACGGCAGGCGCGCCATCGGGCAGTTGCACCACGGTTGCGACGGGCTCTTGCACCGCCACCACCTGCGTGCGCAGCACCTGCACCACCACGGTGGCGGTCTGCTCTTGGTGCACCACTACGCAGTCAGTCACCGCGCGTTCCTTCGGGGTCAACGCACAGCGCAATCTCGAAATGGCGCTCCACATCGCCATTGGTGAAGGTCACTTCCATCTGCCCGACTGCATCGCTCCACGTGATGGCGGATGTTTGGGCATGGCTCAGGTACAACTCCACGGCACCATCCGCGCCCAGCGTGATGCGCCCCTGCTCTGCCTGGGGCTCGGTGCTGAACGTCAGCAGCACATCGGCATGGCCAATGTCGCGGCGCAGCTGCATGCGCGCGCTGCAGCCGCTGTAATCGACCGGCACCTTGTCCGCCTCGGGGACGGCCCGGCCCGTGGCCTTGTAAACCAGGGTGCCATTGCGCACCACCGCCTCACTGGGCACCTGAAAGCGCTTGAAGGTCTGGCGAAACGTCGCGCCTTGCTGGACGGTGAAATGCAAAGAGACTGTGGGCGTGGTCATGCCGCACAGTCTCTAATGGGCCTGGGTTATGGCCTAACCCTAGCCGGGGCCGTCTACTACGTGCCCTGGTGGCTGTAGTTGTGGCTTTCAGACAGGTTGCCCTGGGTACTTGCGTTGGTGCTGACCACGTTCCAGGCACTGGCCAGCAGTTGGGCAGCCGTTTGTGTGCCGACCTTGACCACATCCTGGTTCATCTGCGCGGCCTGCATTGCAAATGCAGCATTGCTGCGCTGGATATTGGCCGTCACCTCGATACCGGCACGGTACTGCTGCAGCTTAGCCTCCCAAATCTTGGCAGTCATTCCGGCCTTGGCTTCGACGGCTGCGTTGCTGGCACGGAACGCATCCAGCTGCACGCGGCTGTTATTGGCGGCAATCTCCGAGAAGCTGGCCTCGGACTGCACCCGCGCGCGGTAGCCGTCGTAGCGGCTGGCCAGGATGCGCGCCTTGGTTTCCAGCGCCGTGATAGCGATCTTGGCCACTTCCGCCTTGGCGCTGCTCTCGGCCGCAAAGGCCTGGGCCTGTGACTTGAACACCTCCACCTTGGTGGCTTCGGCGCCCACCTGGGTCTTGTAGGCATCCAGGCGGGCTGTCTCGGCGTTCACGGTGGCCACGAAGGCGCGCACCTGCTCGCCGGCGGCCTGCAGCTTGGTCTGCTCCACCTGCATCAGCGTCTGCGCGCCCTGCAGCTGGGTGCGGTACATCTCCACGCGGATCTGCTGGGCCTCCACCTGGGCCTTGAACTGGGCCACCAGGGATTGGTTGATCTGCGCCTTGGTCTGCTCGGCCTGCAGCTCGGCCTGGTACTGCTGCAGCTTGGCCGTTTCCGCGTCGATCAGCGTGCGGTAGACGCCGGCAAAGGTGTTGAACTGCTGCATCAGCACTTCAAACTCGCGCACCCCAGCGTTGTAAATCTGCAGGTGGCTATCGGCCATGGCGCGGGCCGCTTCAAACGCCTGCTGCTCGATCTGCAGGGCGTTGTCCATCAGCTTGGCTTCCAGCTGCACGCCTTCGGCCACCACTTGCTGCAGGTTGCTTTGCTCCAGCTCGGCCTGCTTGATGGCCACATCGCGCGACAGGCCTGCGATCTTGTCGCGGAACTCACGGCGCGCACGCTCCAGTTGGGCCACCACCACGCCCTGGGGCAGCTTGAAGCCCAGCGCCTCGCCGGCGCGCACCACATCCAGCTCGGCATCGAGCGCCAGGCGTGATTCGCGGTCCACCGCGCGGCCCCAGATCAGGGCCTCCACCTCGGGGGGCAGGCCAGTGCCCCCCTGGATGCGCTCATTGAGCACCGCCTTCAGGTTGTCCAGCAGCTGCGATGTATAGGCCGGCCCCCGCTGGTGCACCAAGGCGGTGGGCCGCACCAGGTCCAGGGTGGGCGCGTTCTTGAGGCGCTCCAGCCAATCCGCATGGCTGCTCATGCCGACAAACGTCGGGGTGTTGAGCGACAACATGCTCGGCAGCGCGGGCAATTCCACCTCTGGCGCGTCAGGCAGGGCCACATCCCGGATGGCGGGCAGTGCCGGCACCGCGCCGATGGCAATCTCGGGCGCTACGCCAAAGTTCAGCGTCGGCATGGTGGCAGTGAACTGCGGCATGTCCACCGTCACGTCGTCGATGCCCGGAACTTCCTCGCTGGGCAGTGGCACGGTCTGCGGCGTGTGCGCCGTCAGCGTCGGTACAGGCCCGGTGTCGGGGATGACTGGCTCGGCAATCTCGCTGGTGTCAAAGACCACATCGAGGGCGGGCACCGTCACGGGCGCAGCGGCCAGCGTGTCCATCATGCTGGTCACCTGATCCTGGATGGCATCGGCGTAGGTGCGCGAACGCAGGTACTGGTCGGTGACGATTTCTGCCGAACTCATGACAGGGGTGGTGGCCATGTTCAAACCCTCCGGGTTGCAGAGGCATGGGTTTGCACCTCAATGCGCTCAATTTCAAAGTCAGCCCCGGCGACATTGCGCACGCCAAAGCCCAGGTAACTCTCACGGATGCCGCGCCCCGGCTGGGCCCGGGCCACGCCGCGGGCTTGCTGCTGCAGCGCATAGGCATAGCGCTGGCCGGTGGGCAGCTCCACCAGCACCTCCAGGCCCTGCACCTGGGCGCTGGGCGTGCTGACGTAGACCATCGCCACGCCTTTGACCAGGCTGCTCTTGTGCTGGCTCACCGGCGTGGTGGCCAGCGCGGCAATCGGGCGGCCGGCGTCGGTGTCGCCGCCCAGGGCCAGCAGGCCCTCGGCGCCCGTGGCGTGGCGGCCGCTCAGGGAGGTGAACTGCCAGTCGTACTCGGTGGCAGCATGGGACTGCAGGTTGAAGGCGATGGTGGTCATTCTTGGGTGCTCCCAATACAGAAAATATCGACGGAGTTTTTAAATTCGTCCTCGGCGGATTTATCAACCAGAGACCCAATATGTAGGTCATCAGGTGGTTTAATTTGCTCAGACACATTTACCAATCGCGGAATAATCTGTGAACCTCCAAGGTGCGAGCGCTCTATTGCCATATATGCATCACTATATGCATAATCCTTTGCCAAATTATCTAAGTAATTTGGCGGAATCAGCTGATCGCTATACCATGGAATATTGATTGCACACCACCCCTCAAAGTCGTAGCGCCACGTTTTTCCGTCCATATTTAATTCGGACTTATTTAATCGCCAGTTTGCATAATCTGTGCGTTGCGTGCCCTGCGCAAACTCCATCGGTGAAGCGCTACCTTCAAATGTCACCGGCAGCGCATACGTATATCCAGCAATCACATTGGTGGTGGAGATATTGCTGATTTCGGTATTCAGCCGTGAAATCGTCGTCTCGTAGTAATCAGGGGTGGCGGTTTGCTCTTGGACGTGTTGCGTATAGTCAAGGCGAACCTGGGCAGTGCCGTTGTTCTCCCAGCCATCGGCGTCGCGGCTGTGCACGCCCCAAACGCCAGGGGTTCTAAAAAACTGCACCACCCCACCGTTCACCACGTCATAGCGCACGGACCCCGTGCGCGACGATTCCGCCCGGTAGGTGTACTGCAGGTCATAGGTGTGCAGCCAGCGGCCGCCATCAATCTGCACCCGCGAGTGGTTGAGCACGCGGCGGCTGAATTCCCCGCGCGAGGCGCTCCATCGACCCTGAACATCCACAGTGATCGAGGCGCCAATAATCGGTGCCGCGGACACAGACACGGCATGCACCAAATCCTCAGATACGGAAGTGCCACGAATGCGTGTCAGCTCCACCGCCACAGTGCCGTTGTCTGTGCGGGTTCGGGTGAACGTCACCAGCCCCTCATGGTCATGCGTCACGTGGGTCAGCACCTGCGTGCCGGAAGGCACAGGGTTCATGGCCATGCGCGCGGCATCCCAGGTGGCATAGCCCCGCCACATGCATTCCAGCGACAGCCCCAGGGACGTGCTGCCGGTGGCCACCAGCGAAACACGCAAGTGCGCGCCCAGTTTGTCATTAGTGGAAGTGGTGACAAAACCCACCATGCAATCTGCGTGATCGCTCCCGGGTCTGGCCTGCAGCAGCGCACCAAAATCCTTTTGGTTGGTGTGCTCCCCTAAGCTGAATGCATCCGGCCCAATTGCACTGCGAATTGACGTGCCACTCACCACATGGGTAGGCGCACTCCATTTCTCCGACTGCGGCGGAATAGGAATACCGCCAAACAACTGCAGCAAACGCGCTGGCACCTGGCTGGCGCTAACTCCAAATACTGATGGCGTCACGACTTCCACCGGCACGCCGATAATCGTTACCCCACCGGAGGTAGTAGTAGATAAAGCGACAGGCCGCTTTTTTCCGCCCACGTCCGTAATCAGAACGCACTGCCCTATATTCGGGCTTGGGTTTTCCAAGCCAATACGCTCGAAGTAGCGGGCATACAGCGCACCGGCACCACGCCCGTACTGCGCCCACACCCCAGCTGCGCCCGTCAGGTTGTGCCGCCAGAATGTGCCAAATGTCTCCTGGGGGGTTTGCTGGCCGGGCTTGGCATACAGCTTGCGCGTGGCGACGTACTTGGGCACATCCGTGGGCCGAGCCTTGTTCTCCTTGAAGAACTGATACCAGGGCACCGCGACTGGGGAGCCGGGCAGCGGCAGCAGCGCCGCGCCCACGCAGCGCACCAAGCCCCCAAACATACCGGCGGATTTCTCCAGCCCTGGCGACAGCGGCTCCACCACCACCTCCACCGCCCCGTTGTGGGCATACAACCGGTAGCGGCTGCCGTCGGGCAACGCGCCGTTGGCCCACTGCGTTGGTGCGCGCGACAGGCGGCACTGGGTCAGGAAGTTCTGCAGCCGCGCCTGCAGCTGGGCGCGCTGGCTGGGCTGCAGGGCGTGCGGCCCCTGCACCACCCAGCGGATGGGCATGGCCTGGCGCGCCGCGCCCACAAAGCCGGCCACGTCCCAGCGCATCATCGCAGCACCTGCACCATGTACTGAGGCATGCGCCCCTGCAGCCGAAATGCCGCGCTCACCTCTTGGGCCTCGGTGCGGTAGCGCTCCTGCGACAGTAGCACCACCTGCCCCGAAGGCAGGCCTGCTACCACCAGTCCATCGGCAATACAGACCATGCATTCGCCATCAGCATTGCCTTCCCCGATACGGATATGGCGCCCATCCACGGCCACGCCCGAGCCCAGGGCCACCGCCCCGGTCATGGGGGTGCTCATGCGCAGGGTGTCCCAGGTTTCGCCGGCCAGGAAGTGCAGCGCCTCGGTCGTGCCCACAAAAATGCCGTTGCCCACGGGCTGCACCAGAGTGATGGCGGCCCCGAACTGGCGATAGTCGCGCGTCAGGTCAAACTGCTCGGGCATGGTCGGCAAGCTGGCCAGCAGCATGGAGCCCACCGCTACCAGCGCGCGGCCGTTCCATTCGGCCAGCAAGATGCCCGCCGGCGGCGCGTCCAGATCCATGGTGCGCGCAGGCCCCAGGCCAGCAGGGGCCGTGATGCGCAGTTGCCCGTCCGCGGCCCGCCCCACCAGAAAAAACTGCTCGCCCCCCGGCTGGGTCAGGTACACCTGCGTGTCAAAGCCCTCGCGCTCGGGCAAGCCCATCAAGGCCAGGCCGCCGTGGGCCACCTCCTGCACGTCGCTGGTCACCCCGCCCGATTCCAGCCCATCGGCGCGGCGCACGTGCGTGACGGCCCAGCGGTACTTGCCCGGCGCCAGGCTGCCCTGGGCCGCTACGGCCACGCCCACGCTCTCGGGCTTGCGGGCACCCCATTCGCCGCCGGTGCGCCCATCGGTGATGCCGCACTGCAGCCCGTTGGAAAACGCCACCCGCCCATCGGGCAGCCGCGCATACCAGATGCGGCCCACCCCCATGCTGGGGTGCACCTGCACCCGCTGGCCATCGGGCCAGATGGCCACCAGCGCATGGTGGGCATCCGTGGCCAGCACAAAGGCACCGGCCTCAAACACGTTGCCATGGCAGCAGGCGTCCTGCACCGTATACCCCTGGCGCCGCTGCAGCCGCCCGGCATTGCTCACATCCACGTTCGTGGCCGTGCCCAGGTCGGCGGGCGTCAGCTCCGTGCCCCGGGCCTGGTTGTTGATGCCCTTGAAACTCTCAAACTTCAGCATGGACATGCTGCCTCCCATTGAACCAACGGCCGCCCCAAGCAGGCGCGTGCAGACAAAGGCAGGGGGTGCGCCACCACCTGCAGGCGGTGCGCCCCCCAGCGCATGGGCCCCAGGCCCTGGGTCACCTCGATCACGGACAGGGACTGCAGCACCGGTCGCCCCAGCCGGCCACCGCGCAGCGGCTGCGGGTGCAGCACCTGGACCATCACGACCGCGCCCCAGGACAGGCGCGACACCAGCGACTGCACGCCTTGCACGGTGGATACCGTGGGCCTGCCCAGCCGCAAGGGGGCCAGCAGGGGCGCCGGCGTCAGCACCAGCTGCAGGCGTGCCCCACCCGCACGCAGGGGGCGGCGCAGCGGCGCGGGGTGCAGCACCA